TCTAATGCTGATCTATTTGCTTGAGATGCAGTCCATATAGGGAGTTCATACTCACCTGCCATACCTCTTAGATCTTCATAAATATTACCTAACTCATGCCGTATCTCTTTACCGGTACCTCTCAGTAGATCTGCATAATCCACTACAACTAAATCAGGCTTCTTCCCTAACATAGTACATCTGTCTAAGTGAGCTTTTAATGTATGTACGGTAGCTGTCTTAGTTGGAAAGTATTTTATAACTAAATCACCATCTAGTTCGTCAACTCGTTTCTTTATATCGTCCTGGTAGAATTTTAGGTTCTGTGCTGCTATACCTGTAAATACGGAGTCAAAACGTAGCCCTACATATGCACCATTTAACTCTAACGTGTAGTGAATTACTGTTAAACCAGCTTTAACAGCGTTCGCTGCTGCATTTACTAATCCCCATGATTTACCAATACCTGCAGGTGCTACAAACACTCCTAGCTCACCTGGACCTAAGCCACCATCCATTAATTGATCAACTGAATCCCATCCTGTAGGTACGGTCTTCCTTGTTGTTTCACTAAAGCGATCAGCTATATCAATCATGTACTCATGACCTATATCTCTGTCTGTACCTGCTTTCATTGCTTCATCGATACGAAACTTAATGGCATCATAATCACCACGTTGCAATAATTCTACTGAATCTACAATTGCAGATTTTAATGTTTGGTTTTTACAAAATTTTATAGTTTCGTTTTTTACGAAATCTATATCATCACCCTCAAAATTCCTAACAACTTCCTTCAGGGTATCTACTACAGACGCTTTTAAGATAGTATTATCTATAGTATCAATCTTAACTTTCATTACATCTAATGTTGGAGATGTTTTATATTCATTAAAATACTCGATAATAGATTTTACTAGCCACTTGTTTGCTTCAGATTCGAAAAAATCGCTATCTAATATGTCTGTTATCTGCTGTAGAAAGGGTTTGTCTGTAAACAAGCAGGCTAGTAGCTTTACTTGGAAATTGAACCCGTATATTTGAAATGTATCACTCATGTGCTATAATATATGAATATTTATTTGGTATTGCAACTCTTATTATATAAATCTGCTTGAGCATCTAATACTGTAAATCTCTCACGCAACCAAAACTCTAGATTACGGAAAGCTCCAGTGATCGCATCCTCAATCATCATTACCTTAAATTGCATTGGGTTTAACCTAGGTATCTCATTGTCTGCTACATTTAAAATCTTATGTTTACTACTACCACTAATGTCCACTTCATTGAGCTGCATTAGTTTATAGTTTAACTCAAGAACATCTTTATTACTGTGGATTGACTGTAGTACCTTAACACTTGAATCCGCGGTCTCGCTGATTATATCATCTATAGTAATGGGTGTATCGTCGAAGAGCATCGGTAATCGTTTTTGTAACGTCTTAATACCTGTACCTCTAATACCTGGAATATTATCTGACTTATCACCGGTTAGAGTTCTATACAATAAGTAGTTATGGGCAGGAACTTTATAATCCTCCATAACATCATCCTTAAAGTATAACTTCTTCTTAGTTGGTGACCATACAGCTATCCTATCATCTACTAGTTGTATAAAATCTTTATCTGATGACATTATAAATATCTTACTAGTAGTTAGTATCTGCTTAGATAAATATGCAATTGAATCATCTGCCTCAATATTTTGTGGCGCGATTAGTTGCACAGGTAATATCTCGAGGTACTGAATTAACCTACCTAATTGCATTTGCATATTCTGATCTTCAGAATCCTTATCTACAAAGGAGTTTGTTCTGTTTAATTTCGTGCGAACCATCCTATTAGCTTTATAGTCAGGAAAGAGTTTACGTCGTCTCTGACTACCACCTTTACCATCAAAGCATATTATAACGCGAGTTGGTTGTAGCATTTTTATAGCATACCCTATTGATAATAAAAACCCAGATATACCACCAACGTGTATTCCGTTATCATTAGTTACCGGTGATACAGCGAAGCTCCGTATAAAGGTGTTTAGTCCATCTATAATGAGAACTCTATCATTAGGCTCGCTCGGTGATATCTCACCTTCTTTTAAATTGTCGAATATTTTAAAATAATCTTGTTTCATAACTTGTCTTTTTTATAAAAAGCAAGGGTCAATTAAGACCCTTGCTTAGTGAGCTACTAATTTACTATACTTTCTAGTATATCTTAAGGCGCTCTCAGATACACAATTGGTTTCAGCTGCATAATATCGAGCTTTAACACTCTAACCAGTACTTACATATATGTGCGGCTCCATTACACGTCCATGTACTCACTTATCCTTCAGGTATAGGTTCGTCACTAATCTCAATATCATCGATTCCGATACTATCTGACTTATACTCCATTACTAATGAATTACAAATCTTATTATATACTTCTTCTTTAATATGCGGATTAGCTTCTAGTAACTTTTGCCAATCCTTAGATAAGAATTTGTGAGTATCACCAGCGTCTGTTTCATATGTATACCATGCTCCACCTGCAGATACAAGCTTCTGAGCTTTCATAACCTTCAACCATCCACCGTAGTCGTCAATACCTGCATCGAAGTATATCTCGAATTCAGCTTTACGTAATGGAGGGCCCATCCTATTCTTAACTACCTGCGCTTGCGTCTTTATACCTATAGTCTCATCAACACCATTTACTTTGGCTTTAATTTGACCCATAGATTTTAACCTCAATCTACAGCTTGAGTGGAATGCGATTGCTTTACCACCAGAAGTTGTCCAAGGATCTCCAAACATTACACCTAATTTTTGACGTAATTGATTTGTAAATACAAGTGCCACTCTTTGTCTACCAACTAGCTGCGTAACCTTTCTCATAGCTTTTGATAGTATAATAGCTTTAGAGGTTGCCCATCCATCTTTACTATAATCCGCTTCAGCCTCTACAGCAGTAGTCGCTCCAGCTACTGAATCTACAACAATAGATACTAACCTACCCTTATTAGACTCTCTCACCTTCGTGATAATACTCTCGATTACTTCGAAAATATCCTCTATAGTTTCAAGTTGAATGTATAGCATATCTTGCACATTGACACCGATACATCGCAAGAAATCTTCATTCATTGCATTCTCAGTATCAATAAAGACTGCTAGCCCACCTTGCTTTTGCGTATTAGCTAACAAGTGTGCTGCGACGAGTGACTTACCACTCCCCTCAAGACCAGTTACTTCGGTAATTCTACCAACTGGTATTCCACCGTTAGGGCGATTCGCAATTGCAAGATCTAGCATAGAAGATCCAGTGGATATCCATTCTGTTAAATCAGCAGGCGTTTCTTCAGATCCATCAAGAAAATAAGCAACCTTATAATCCTTGAACTTCTTGTTTAAACTATCAGCTAGCGTTGATGCTAACTCATCTCTATCGTTCTTAGCCATACAACCTCTTAATTATTAAATAGGTCGTCAAACGCTTTATTTACATCATCTACTTTATCAGTAGTTGCCGAAGCAGGAGTTGCTTGTGCTTGAGTCAGTTCTTCAGTTTCCTCTTCAGGATTCAACCACTCACCTAATGCTACTTTAAGATCATCATATGACACCTCTTTAAAGATCTCTGTGATATCTTTTTGACCTGTCATGATGCGATCTGCGATATTTTTATCACTAGTAGCAGCTGTTTGGTTCGGTTTTACGCGAATAGCTGTTTTAGGAAATGATCCTGCACCTTCAGCAGCTGTAAACTCTACTGAGATATCTCTACCGTTTACTGGATCTGTAATATCACCGTAATCTGGATCAGATATAATGCTTAGTAACTCTTGATAAACAGTTTTACCAAATCCCCAAAGCTTAACACCTTCTGATTCTTGACCTCTCACTAATACAGGAACATAAGTTCTCATTTTAGGTTCCATTTTACGAGCCATCTGCCAATCTTCCTTATTACCAGTACCTTTAAGCTGTTCACAGAATTCCACTACAGGATCTGCCTTACCAAAAGTTACAGGAGATAGATATGTCTTCTTCCCTAAGTTGTAATGAAAATACAGCTCTTGGAATGGATTATCTTTATTAAATTGATAGGGTACGATACGGATTGTTTGCTTACCTGGTTCAGGCTTCCATAAATTGTTTTGTTTTCCCGTCTGGGATTGCAAGTTGTTTAATTTCTTGCGAATAGCGTTTAAGTCAATTGCCATTGGTTATTCCTTTAATTGTTAATTATTAATTGCTAATTGTTATTTGTCTATAATACATATACATCAACTAGCTTTTACATCCGTAAATATATGAAAAAAATCTCGTACTCGAAACTTTATTTCCAAAAGATTTGTATTAATACTAATGCTGTTGCTA